TTTCCTACTCCTGCTCTTAACTTCGTAGCTTCATGAAAGGAAATCATTATGATAGTACATCATTTACCTTTATATTTAGCGATCTATTGCAGTTGAGAAGACTTTAAAGGTAGTGGAACTACTAGATGCTGGATATCCTATGAGTCTTAACTTACCACTATTAATATCTGTATTATAAGTTGCTATTCCTGTTGGTACATTAATGGTTCCAAATTCATTCATATATGTATTAGTTCCATCATGAATAACATTAATATTAGTCATATTATAATTAGAACCTTGGGTTGCTTGTATTTGATAACTAGCAGATCTATAAGCAGTAGTAAGACCAAGAATAACTACTGCACTAGTAGAAGTAGTGGTTGTAGAAATTCCTCTTATTTCTCCAATAGAAGTATCAAAAGCAGTAGCAGTTACAACTCCAACAAAACTAGCATTACCACTACCATCAGCAACTTTACTACCACCAACTTCAATAGTGTTTTTAGCAGCATCTATAGTAATTCCAGCACCAACATTAAGTTTGTTGCTATCACCATTAATAGTAATAGATGATGAACCTACAGTCAGAATACCAACTATAGTAGCATTACCTAAAATATTTA